CTCCAAATTAAAAAAAGGGTAAGGGGGGACTAGCCCCCCATGGTATTACTGATCTGTAGAGATCAAGATGTAGCCTTCGATAGAGTCAGAACTCATCGCACCTGCATTGAAGGTAAGGATAAGTTTCTCCCCACCGACAGCATAGGCAACACCGTCAGTCTTATCACCAGTAGCTCCTTCTGGGAACAAGATAGTACCCGCAGAAGTTAAGTCCTCGTTAGCGAGGAGAGCGTCTGGCTCCGCTACTGTACCAAGGTCAACCTGGTTAGCAGAAGCGATAGCTGTGTGTAACAATGATACAGCAAGTACCTTTGCGTTGTCTGGTAAAGTACCAGTCAATGTAACAGTATCACCAGTCATGTCAGCATGATCTGTAGTGAATTTTACAGGGATGTACTTGATGTTACCGAGGTAATCAGAAGCATCCTGTAAGTTGTTAGCGGTATTGATTGCTGTAACGATATCTGAATTGAAGTTAGCCATTATATATCTCCTCTTCTTAAGATTCTAAACAAGGAACAACGACAACTTTTTCTTCTTCCATGCGGACAGCACCGAACTCTGCCTTCATGTAAGCGTAGTAGTTGAATGATTTATCAGCCCGTTCACTAATCTTAGTAGTCATGTCGGGGTTGATTTCCAACAACGCAGCATCTGGCATAAATGCATAAGCAGCACGAGTGTTAGAACTATCCGTGTTGCTCCATGTGCCAGTTGTTGTATTGATGTCACCGTCATCTGCATTGATGTCTGTTGAGTCGTAAGCAGTAGTTTTATCCGCATCCATATAAGGAAGGATATTGCTAATGCAGAACTTCGCACCCATGTAGTCATAAACAGTTCCTACAGACTGATCAACAGGACGTTGAGAGGTGTAGTCAAAGTTAATGAAGTTATCATCATCCATCATGTCTTTCCATTGTTTCCAAGAAATCTTGAAAATAGGAGCTTGTGTGTCGATGTCTACGTTGTTGCTACCGAATGCTTCTAGAGCAGCTAAGAACTTCTTATAAGTGAAGCCTTCCGCAGTTCCTGAAGTAGTTACGTCAACTTCGATGAAGTTAGATGTACCAAGTTCAGTATCTGTTTCACCTTCAACGCCACCTTTAGCCGTACCCAAAAGAGCTTGGTCAAGGATGATGTCTTCCTGGCGAAGGAACTTATTCTTCATGATAGCTAACTTAGCAGCACGAGGATCAACTCCCATCTTACTTACGTCAGCCCAATCCATGAACTGGCCGTCTTGGTAAGATACACGAGATGTCCGTCTACGGCTGTAGTCGATGTCTGATACGGGTGAGTCCCCGAAACGATTGACAACCTTTGAAGGTAGGCCGCCACCTGCTGTGCGTTGGTAAACACCTTCTTTACGGAACAGATCGCCAGTAGCAAGCTGTACGTAAGGACGAAGTTTACCGCCTTTGACTTCAACCGTCTCACGAATAGCACGGTCAAAACCAATCACGTATGTATTGAGCAAATTTCCTGCTCCCATAATAATTCTCCGTTAAGTAATTAATAATCAGTTTTAGTCGGCTCTGAGTGTCCACACCATGTGGGTCTAGCCTAATATTAGGTTCTCACCTTAGATCATCGTACAGGCTCTTGCGAGGTATCCGTTTCAAATCTGACAGCCTTATATAAAACTATTACAATCTTGTCAAGATAATATTAATAATTATTAAACTGAATCTCTGCTTGTTTTTCTAGCAACTGCGCTCGCTCACGTAGAAGACTCTGATAAGTTGCATCAGAAGTGTTTGGGTGTGCGTATAGTTTGCTATCAAGTTCAGCAAGTTGATCGCTAATAGTATGAATATTATCCATAGTTCGAGCTTCAATAACTTCATCGTTATCAAGCAACGGTACTACATTCTCAAACCAGGCCTTTACGAACTCTGGGTTGTTGGCAATAGTAGGGTCATCTTTGAACTCGCCTAGACCTAGAAAGTCTAATGAGTTTGCTACCTTGGCTAAGTTGTAATCGTACTGATCACCTTTCCACTCATTGCGTAGTGAAGTCTCAGCTTCGTGTAGTTGCGCTTCGTACTGTCTATCGGAGTCACCTAATGACTGGCCAACCTTTTCTAGCTCCCAATCAACCAGAGCTTGTGCTGCTTCCTTAGACAAACCATTCTCGTAAGCAAACTGCTTAAACTCATTGATTCGCTCTTCGTCAACATCAACCCCTTCGGGTGCGTTGTAGTTGATATCGTATTCATCTGGTGATGAACCGATGCCCATTAGTTCGTTGCGCTTTGCAATGTCAGCTTCGCTTTCTGATGCCCAGAACTCTTCAGCTTTGCGTCCCGCCATACTTTGTGCGTTGATAGCACCTTTGACTAAGTCGACAGGATTATCGTATTTAGACCAGATTGAGTGGTTACCCAACTCGTCTGGTAGTGACTCACGCCATGATTGATTAAACTTCCCATCATCCGTGAGAATATCAACAGGCTGTGTTGCAGTTTCCTCAACTGAGGGTGCTTCGACAGGTGTCTGTTCTTCCATGTATTACCTCTTTGGTTAGTATTTTGTCATAAGGGTCTTCTTTTTCTTCTTACCCTTTTTAAGAGCCTTTAAATCTGCTCCAGTAATTTTATTACGTGGTTCAGCTACAGCAGCCATTTTCTTCTGCTTGCTCGAATATTTTGAATACGGCATTTAGCACCTCCATCTACGCCTTGCGGCCTTTCCTCTTTCGCCAGTCCAACCTCTAGACCTAGCACAAAATGATTTACGTCTTTTAGCAGCTTTACTTCCAGGCTTTACTTTACCAGTAACAGCAGTTTTAAGTTTGCTACCCGGATTTGCTCTGCGGTGAGCGGCAACACCTTTAGCGGTCATACCTGCACCCTCTTTAGCAGAACGATAGTTGCGACCTTTACCTTTAGTTGTTTTTGGTATTGCTTTTTCTTTCTTTCTAGAAAGCAAGGTTCGTTTGGGCATTCTCTTCTCCTAACTCTTGTTGAAAACTTACTTCTTCTAAATCCCACTCTGGGTCTTGATTCAACAGACGCTTAAAGTTCTTGTATGCTCTATTGGGGACTTGTGTGAAATATTTACTAGAACTAAAATCACCCTTTGCAAAATTTTTATACTTCAACTCAGAACCTATTTTCCGAGTATGAATCAGCTTAAGTACTTCTGTTTCAGCCTCACTAAATTCTTTTATCTCTTTCATCATGTTGGGGAACTTCTTCATCCAGTATGGCCCCATGTTAAATGTAAGATCAATAAGAGCTGCTTTCTGGCTAACACTTAGCGAATCAAATCCCACAATGCCTTTAGCTGCTTTGTAATGGCTTTCAAAATCTTTCTGAAATAATCTTTCAAGGTATGCTTCATTTACGATATCTCCTTCTTTATATTTCTTCAGTTCATCTTTGGTCAGCCTGTGACCAGTACCCATGGTTAAATAACCACGCTTGTCTTCATATACATAGTTTCTAAAGCCTTCATTGCTTCTAACCATTAGCTTTAGTTTTCTTTTGAACTCTTCTTCATTCATCTTCTGATATGATTGCCTCGATGTATCTGTACATATCTTGTGTTCCATTGCGATAGGCGCAGTCAGCATGACTAAGCTCAGAGCCTGCCTGCACATCAATATTGCAAAAGTCTCTAAGATCATCTAATACCTCTGAACCCTCTGGAGTTTTAAAGACACGTTTGTACGCTGATATTAAGTTAGCTAGTTCGTGTGACATTACTCTCCCAGGTCTAAGCCTTCGGCCAGTAAGCTATCTGGTGCTACTGAGCCACTAAGTTTCTGAGCCGCATCTGCCAGAGCAGGCATCTGTTGCATCTGTTGTTGTTCTGCCATAGCTGCCGCTTTAGCTTCACGTTCTTCTGCTACTACCGTAGGATCATTAAGAACATTCATGCTTGAGCTATTGGCGTACCAGATTTCACGGAATAGTTTATCTGGGTCAACATTGTCTAGTGATTGTAACATATTGGGATCAAGCTGTGCTAACTCACCAAACATACGAAGAGTAGTAACTGCCCCCATAGTCTCGAACGACTTCGTTGCCATTGAGAGTCGGCCTACATAATCGACCTCGTATTCCGGGCTATCAATAAGCTCCTGCGGAATTGGGGGCAAGAGTTTCTTCTTAGCAAGTATGTAGTACACGTGGTTCATAACAGGAGTAACGTGTTCTTCTACATAGCGAGCCACGAAAGGTGCAAGCTGCATTAAATCGGTTGTCATACGCTCCTGAACTTCAGTAGCCGTCATGTTGCGGTAAGCATCTAATGGACGGAACAACTGGTTGAAGAACATACGCTTGATAGAATCATCGTGTAGCTTATACATCTCCAACGCAATGCCTGGGTCACCGTTTGGTGCTAGACGTTCTGGCTTGCCATTAGGGTTAGTAGCCCGCCAACGAATGAAAGACCCTGCACGACTAGACATACCAGAAACGCTATCATCGTCAGGGATCAACCATTGAGGATTAGCGTGTTGTTCAGCCGATGCGACCATAGAGCGATAGATAACGTTGGTACGCCTAGCTGTGCCGAGAACCATACTCATGGGTGAACGACCATATATCTCTTCGTTGCCCACCATGAATCTAGAAACTTTGTATGGGTTGAAGTCGAATCCACTCTCTTTGACCATAGTGCCTGTATCACGGCATACGTGGTAAGATGCGAATGGCTTCTCAGTAGACTTCTTGCCTTTGGGGTTGTAGTCCATACGAGGTTGCACACATTGAATGAATGTGAACTTCTTGTCTGGATTGTTCTGCATTTGGTTTTCGATGTTTTGGAACTCAGCAGCTTGTAACGCTTCAATGCCAAACTTCTGTATGGCCTGGCGTAATGTCAGCTTGTATTCACGAGCTACAGTATCTACTTCACCTAAATGGTTCTCATCAATGCGGATGTTAGACACGATAACATTTTTAAATCGTATAACATTTCTGTCATCTTCTTCTAGTGATAGGCAGTTAGTGCCAAAGCAACCTAGAGACAACAACGCCTGGAACGCTTCTTGAGAAAAGTTAGAACCAATCAATACCTGATGGATGATACGGCTCACTTCTTCAAAGTAGTTAGCTACATTCTCATTAGCCATCATCATGGGAGATGGGTGACGATACTTAGCCCACACAGTATTCGGTGGAAACATATGAGAAAAGAAACCAGAGGCAAAGTTGTAGTTAGCCTCGATGCACGTATCAATCAGACGTTGTGGTGGTTTCTCTTGACCGCCAATACGAATGCGATTGATGTTGTCATTAGTCTGATAGCACCAGTCGGCACACTCCTGCCACAGGTTCATCCAATTCCCATGAACATGAGCGTTCATAGAATCGTATTTTTTAATAATTGATTTAGCGTCCATTAGCCTAAAGTATCTTTTCCTGTACCACCAAGTCGTGATGTAAGTATTGTGGATTGATAGCCCCTACGCTGTTTAGCCTGTGACTTAGCTAAATCTACTTGGCCAGAAACATCTTTACGCTGTACAGGTGGTGCAGGCGGTGGCGGCGGTGGTGGTGGCGGTGGTGGTTTTGGTGGTGATCCCATCTTATCTCCTATAACGTGTTCTTATCCTATCGAACTCTATTAACCTAAATTTCTTATCAAATCGTTCAAAACAAATAAATTCTAGCGGTTCAACCAGATCAAACGCTGATCTAGGATCACCTGCGAGCAAATATACGAACCATGTATTTGGTTTGTCAAGTTTATTGTAACACTTTTTAAGTATATAATCGGAATATGTTTTATAACCACAGACAAACACGTCATGGTTGCTTATAATTACACCGTGCTTTCCGCAATACTCAAGAACCTCAAAGAAGTCGCTCTCGTATTTGTACAGGCTCTTAGCTGTTTCGTAGTGTGTCATGCTATGAAGTCAAGATCATCGTAGTAATCCCGTCTTACCTCCTTCTTCTTGTTTGTCATATAGTCTCTGACCATGCCGTGGTGCATAGCCATGAACATCATTCGGGCTGCGTCTGCTCCGTGGGAGTGTTCGTTGTGCAGGATTTTTCCAGTATTGGGGTTCCATTGGTAGTTCGTGAGGTGTTCAACCAATCCATTAGCTCGTTCATTGATTCGTATATCTGGTAGGTTACGTCTAACAATTTCAATGTCATCCCTAACTGAATTCGTTTTGGGAATCGGCCGTACCTCAAAGCCAAACTCAGTACGACAAAAATCAATAATGTTATGCCCGGTAGTGTTGTTTCTTTTCTTCGAGTCGTGGGGCATATAGTGTCCTGCATAGTTATATCCTTTCTCATTTATTACATCGATGTAATGTTTGATGTCGTGTCCTGTGTTCTCATAGTAGTCAACAATGGTGGCCTGGCCGTTCACCACTTTAGCGAACACAATAGCCGTAGGGTCATCCATACCCAAGTCCCAGAATGTGTACACAGGCTCGTTAGGTGGATCAAAGTCCCCTATGCTGCCCATGTTCTCTAGCTTGACCATCTCATAACCGAACACGGAGTTGGCAACGTCAGCCACGGCCTCGTTCAGATACTCCTGTCTTGCTAGTGAATAAGAGATCATCTTTGAGTCAACCCTGTCTTGCACGTTGAGATATGTCATCCCCGTTAGGGGATCGATTTTATCAATCAGTTCTGGATTGAGGTTCATATCCTCACCAACCCAACAATATCGTTTGGTTTGTTCTGGTGTGAGCCACTCACAGAACCAGTCGTTACTGGACTTATTGGCCTCATACATACGATACAGCTGATTATTCTTACCACGCATCGTGCCGTTCATAATAATCCACGAGTCACCTTCGTCTAAGATAGGAGCTAGGAAGCCAGTTACCTCTTCTTTGTGCAACGAGAACTCAGATAGAGCGTATCCGTAACCACCCTGCCCTACGAAGTCCAGGTTATCTGTACCGCTAAAATTGACCACAGAGCCATTGATTAGGCCGACCTTCATGTCGGTATTGTTTTTGTAAGAAACGATCTCTGGAGGGAAAATAAGGTCTAATAGATGCCCACTCCTGGCACCAATAGTGACTATGTTGTTCCAGATAGCACGCTCTGCCCACTTCCGTGTAGGAAACAGGTAATAGTACGAGCCAACACGCTGCATAGCCCGCTTAGAAAGTATACTAGCGGTGGTTACATCTTTACCGTGTCGTCGAGGCCAACTAATCAGTAGGTTCTTAGCCCCCTGGTCTAGGGCTTTCCAACAACTAGTCTGATAGTATCTAGGCTTCAGCTGTGGTAACAGTATCGTCTTCTGTGTATGCGTCTGCAAAATCTACAACCTGTATTATTATATCCTGTGCCTTCTGCTCTAATCCTAAATACTTGCCTAACTTGTCTGAGGCCTGGGCATTACCCCTGCCGCTCTCAGCTAGTAGGTGCTGAAATACAATCTGGCGCATACTGGCAGTATCCTCAAAGTCAACCTCACTCAAATCTAGAGCGTCCGCTTTCTTTTTCGCCTTCCTATCGAACTCGAATAACTGTTGGGCGTAAGCCCATAATTTTTTATTATCCGCACCCTTTAGGTCTTCAAATATCTCTTGTGCTGTCACTTCTTACCCTTGGCACTCCAGTCAATCTCATCGTAGTTGCTCTGGTAGGCCTCTTTGTCGTACTTAGCGAAGTTATAGTTCTGGCCATCTCTGGTCTTACTCTTACGCCAGTCACGCTCATCTTGGGCCTTCTGTGAATATCTATCTGGTAGGTTAGCCATCTTCTTCCTCCAAGCATTCTACGTAGCACATCATACAAATATACTCTTCTACGCAGTTATGCTCATCTATGATTTCTATGATTGGGTTCTCTTCTGAGTCAACGCAACAGCATCGCTCACAGGTCTTCTCGTTCATCAGTTATATCCATGGTTTCATTGAATTCTACGCCACAATAGGCACAATAGTTAGGGTCATTAATACCCCCAGGCATCTCGTATACGTAGAAGTAATTTTTACAGTTGTAACACTCTACATATGAAAGATCATTAATCTTAGGTAAATGCATAATTTCTTACATAAATGTTAATCTGATATATGTCAACCAAATTTTACAAATCTTTTGATGGGTCTAAAGCTAATTTTATTCGCAAAATCCAAAAGCCGATGGCACCCCCCTAAATACCCCCTGCCCTGTAAGTATTTTGACTGGCAATACCCTTATTGTGTGTACGCCTTGTGCAGCGGTGAAACTCCAGGATTCAGTAAGGGTTTGTGGACACTATTCCGAGCCTGGTTGCAAGCGAATTGTGCATAAATGTTTGTCAAAATTAGGGTTGCATTTTCTGAATGGCATGATCTCTGCTCGTGTGCGGGCGCATAGAGGTCGGCTCCGGGATTGGGTAGAAGTTGAAACTCTCTATTTGTTTTTGGTGTATTTGGTTCTTTGTATCTATCTACGTATCGTGGTATCTTATTAGAAGTTAGGTGATAA